AAGCCCTGACAGGCCACCGCCAACGGCCTCTTGCATGAGGGCCGTTTCGGCGGCACTGGCTCGAATGTCTCGGGACCGCACATCTTGCACGCGGCGGACTCGGGCGGACGATGCAGGCCCAACCGCCGCAACGCGAGTTCCCGCGACTCGTTCGACGGGGCCGGTGGTTGCGCCTTGCACATTGGCAACGGGTCCAGCTTGAGCGGCAGAGATTTGCTGCGCCCTGATTTCCGCAGGAGAATAACCTGACGGCCCTTGCACATTGCCGACAGAACCGACGCGAGCTGAATCCATGCGAGCCAGATCGCCGATGCGTGATCCTTGGACCTGATCGGCTTGCTGCGACATGGCACTGGCTCCAAGAGCGGAGATTTGCCGGTCGAGAGCGGTCGGGCCTTGGGCGAATTGCTGCGCTGAGGTGGCTAACTCGTCGGCGCGGGTGGCCGTGGTGCCTATCCTATCACCGGCGGCGGTGAGTTTTCCAGTTTCTCCTGCTGCGGCGTAGAGAGCTGCGTCTGCCGCTTCCGTGTAGTCGTTGCGGAGGTTGTCGGCGATTTTGGAAAGCGTGCCGAGTTGGAGGCGTTCCATTTCAGGATACGCTTTGATTTGAGCTTTGAGCTGATCTCGAAATTGTTGGGATGCCGCTTTGCTGCCCTGCGCCATGAGCGCCCCGTAGTCAATCGGCTGCGCTTGTGGTGGAGCGTCTTGCTGTTTGGGCTTGCTGCCCCCTCCTCCGCCGCCCATTAGGACACCCTCCCTTCAACGAGACCAACGCGGCGGGCGAGTTTGGACCATGGGTAGGCGTGGGGTTGGAAGGAATTGCGGCGGTGCCAGATGGCCCACTCTTGGGGGTGCGTGGCGACGCGGAGAAATTCGCGGACGGGGTTCGCGTGGCCGACCGATGCGGCGAGTTCGACGAACCAGGCGTTGGGGGGGAGGTCGTAGGTCATGGTGTTGGTATCCGGGGAGTAGTGGACTTCGTGGGCGAGGAGGAAGACTTGCGGGGTGTTGAAAACGAGGCCGTGGGCCATGTGCCAGGCGAGAAGGGATTCAAATGGTTCGGTAGTGTGATCGTCATGCCAGTTGCGGGCGCGTTCCCACGGTCGCGCAATAGGGTGTATTGGGGGCATTATTTGAGTATAAAAGGCCAAATTGATTTGATTTCTTCCGCAGTAGTGCCTGGGATTTCAATATCTGTGACATCACGCAATACCTGCTTCTCTGCGGCGATCTGCGCTTGCTTCTGTGTATCGCCAGTCTCGACCGCTTTCATAAAATCAATGTCAAGAGCTTCAAGGGTCGGCTTGCGGGCTTCGCGCCATTTATTTTTCCAGATCACCTTGGCTTTATCGGGATTCAGTTTAGCGCCAGTTTCAGCATCAAACTCGTAGGCATTGAAAAAATCGTCATCAATGTCAACTGATTCGACAATTTTGTATTCTACTCCTGCTGAAACATCTTTGATTGCGTCATTAACATCGCCGCATGGGATGACGATAGCTACTTGTCCGTTAGGTTGTGGATAGGTGATAAGCATAAAATTAGTTTCCAAAGACAGTAACACAAACATCATTATTGTTTACATAACCTGCGCTGTTACTTGTTTCTATATTTAGATAAGAAGTTGCAAATGAACTTGTAGCTGAACCAAAACTTGCTATATTAGTGCTAGTTACTGTTGCTGCGTAATTTGCATCTTTCATAGGAGTTGTAAAATTTACAGTATATTTTCCAGTAGCACTTCTTACGACGCTGGAAACATTGTAGCTTGAACGGATTGTGCCGGGGTTTGTAGTCCCATCAAAATTCACCCATGCTTTGCAAATCCGCTTCTGCTCGTTAGTGCCAAGTTTTTCTTGCGTTACTGCACCATTAGCGATCTTGGCGGTAGTGACAGATAAATCAGTCGGAGGGCGGGCGTCGGAGAGGCGGGAGTCTGTGGTAGTTACGGCTGTGCCGGTGATGGCGCTAGGAGAGATGCCGCTGGCGGGGGCGTTGCCGCTGGCCGTGCCAGTTAAATTTGCCGTAATAGTTCCAGCTGAGAAGTTGCCGCTCGCGTCTCGGGCAACAATGGCGTTGACCGTATTGGCGTTGGTGGCGGTGGTGCGGGCATTGGGTAGCGTGCCTGTAGTGATTGCCGAGGCGTCGTGGGTGTGCGCGGTCGGAGTGCGGGCGTCGGAGAGGCGGGAGTCTGCGGTAGTTACAGCTGTGCCGGTGATGGCGCTAGGAGAGATGCCGCTGGCGGGGGCGTTGCCACTGGCCGTGCCTGTCACATTCCCTGTCACATTCCCTGTGAGATTGGCGGTGATAGTTCCAGCTGCAAAATTTCCAAAGCCATCACGCTGAACGACGGCGTTTGCCGTATTCCCCGAAGTGCCAAAGCTGTCCCATGAGGGGGCGGCTGATCCGTTGGATCGGAGCACTTGGCCGGGGGTGCCTGCAGAAAGCATGGCGGTGGCGCCTGCGCCGGATTGGTAGGGGATGGAGCCTGTGACGCCGCCGGTGAGGTTGTTCGCGTTGGTGGTGGTAGCCGCAAGGGTTTGCCAAGTCGGCGGAACGGAAGTGCCGTTTGCGGTGAGCACCTGGCCTGCTGCGCCGAGCGGCAATTCGACAATCTGGCCAGTGCCGTTGGAGTGAAAAACTTTCCAGTTCCCGGCGGTGTGGTCGCTGGTCGAGGTGATGGCGTGGGAGCGGTCGTGCAGCTGGGCGTGGGTGTGATTCCCGGTGGCTACCGTGCCGGAGGCGGTGCCGGTATTGAGTGTGGCAGAATCGCCGAGGCCGAGCCCCGCGCGGGCCGCTGCTGCCGTCGTGCCGCCTGTGCCGCCATTGGCCACTGCCACCGTGCCGGAAACATTGGTAGCCGTTCCGCTCAAATTTGCGGAAATGGTATTGGCTACAAAATTACCGCTGCTATCACGCGCGACGATAGCATTATTTTGCCATAGCGGCGTGGCAGTGGTCGCGGAGTTGGCTACCTTGCCGGGGGTGGCAATAGTAGCGAGCTTCGTGTCAGCGATGGCAGCCGTTGGCGAGAGGTCTCCATTTGAAATGTTGCTCACGGCGGCGGAATCGACCAACTGGTGAAGCGCTGCGGGCGTCACGAGATCGCCGTTGATGAATGTTCTTCCTTTGGTGACGGTAGCCATAGATTAGTTGAGGGTGCGGGTGAGGGTTGGGTCAGAGGCCGAGCGGGTCGCTTCAGCGGTGATTTGCCGCAGGGTCGGGCGGCCTGTTAAGGTGCGAAACTCCAGGTCCAGCGCCACGGCTTTGCAGCGCAGGGGGGCTTTCAGCGTGTAGTCTTCATCCTCCTCGGTGGTGTTCGAGAGTTCGGCGATTTGAAATTCCGCATCGTAGTCGGTAGTGAAAGCGCGGAGATCGCAGGAGGAGTCCGGCGGCAGCACCACAGAGGCTTTGGAGCGGGTGAGCCTTTTGGAATTTAATGAGCCGAAAGAATAACTCCGCGAGGTCAGCAGGCCGGGAACAGGAGTGTATTGCCCCTCCGCATTTGCATAAGGCACCTCGTCTCCGTAATCGAGTTCGTCGAGCAGGAAGAGGGTGCCACTGCGAGCCGCCGTGTGCAGGCGGCGCTGGCTGTTGTAGTCGGCGACGATCAGCTCATCCAGCGCCACCGAGTAGAGGTCTTTGCTCTCCCACTGCTGGTTGAGAGCATTCCAAATAAATATGGCGTTGTTGTTGATTGCCGAGTCGCCGATGGGAACGGCCAGGTAGTAGCGGTTTGCCCACCATTTTGCCGTCGCCTTGTGCGCTTGCGCCTTATTGATTTCCTCAAGCTGGTCGGCGATCGTGTCGGAGAGTGGTTGCGTGTTGGCGCGGAGTTTAAGGTCGAGTTGGATGTCCAGCCGGTAAACGCCCGAGTCGCTGAGGAAAAATACAAATTGTCCAGCGGTGACGATAGTCTTTCGGGCCACGCAGCCGATTTCGTCTGTCAAGAGGGTGACACGCGACACAGCCGCATCTACCGTGAACTCGTTGCCCGTCGCATTGCTTGCATCCGCAAGGTTCGCAAGCCAGATCGAGTTCCGCATGAAAATCAAAGCCTGCCCCTCGACCCATGGATGGATCGCCACCAGGTAGTCGTTGCTGCCCTGGTCTTCTCTCTT